AGTACAACGAATGATTAAAAATCCATAAGATGGGTCAATAGATAGGGTATGTCCGACTTGTAAGTTAAAACTTGTATAATGTTTTATCCCTCCAAGGGTTACGTTTCCAGAACTTAAATATACACCATCTTCGCCATTACCGAAGAATTTAAGGTTACTCGGAATGGTAAGGTCAGGATTTGAAACTGGAACTGTAATATCCCCAGTACCATCAAATAACACACCATTAATATTTCTAGCAGTTGCTAATTTTGTAGCAGCAACTGCCGTCCCTGTAGTAGTTAGCGCATCTGTAATCCCATACCCCGTCAGTGTTGTTGGATTGGTTCCCGCCGTCACTCTACCCTTAGTATCAACTGTTACACTTTTGTATGTTCCTGCAGTTGCTACAGTGGTAAAAGTTAGTGGAATGGAGACATTGGCAGAGCCATCAAAAGAAGTGGCTGTTCCTGTAGCATCACCGGAGACTGCTATAGTTCTTGGTGTTGCCAGTTTTGTAGCAGTCGCCGAATTGCCAGTGCAAATTCCTGCTGAAGTGGCTAGTGGTACAGTGCCATTAACTGAGAACGTCAGTCGCTTATTAGTATTATCTGCTGCTATTGCAATGTTAGCCCCTGGTGCAAGTTCTACTGTTCCACCTGTACTTGTTGACTGCACTGTTACTCCACCAGATAATACATTAGCAAACCCATTGGCATTTACCTGTGCCCCCGCTGATATCCCATCAAGTTTTTGCTTATCAGTTATTGATATAAAGCCATCAGACGTTGTTGTTGCATCGGCATGAGCATGCGTAGCTGCTGCATAATATGCCCCATGTTGACCATCCAATAGATCAGCGTTAAGATTTGTATTTATAGTTCCATTATTTAGAGGTATAGCCCCTGCACTATTTGCAGGAGCTACCCCCATAACTGTTGCGGCATCGACTATACGACCTGTTCGCAATGCCTCCGTATTATTTCTAATTTCGCTTGGGCCAACGGCAATGAAATCTGTGTCCGCAGGCAATGATGCATTATATACCATAATTTATACCTCCTTAATATCCATTGTTATTCCATGAGATTGTCCCGCCTACATCCGTCTCTGCTGAATTAACAACCTTGCAGACAAAACTACTTAATCCTATACTAATAATCTGCGCAGATAGGCCTGCACCAATCGCGGTGGGCAATGGATGCGCCTGATTATAATAAGTATAGCCATAGGGAACTGTTGTACCTCCTACAGCAATTGTGGCATTTCCATATGTGGGTTTATCAGGTACATCTATCCGAATTGTAAATTGATTGACCTCAGGACTAATTGCTGTATTAGCTGTAGAAAGCAACACTTGGAAGTCAAGATACTGGAATGTAGCTTGAACAGGTACAAAATTCTGCCAAGAGGTAAACGTAGTTCCATTCTGAGAATACCTAAATTGTAATGTAGCTGCTACACCTGATTGTAATAGTACAGACGGTTGGAATACTGTCGAGATATTTGCAGTTATTACAGTTCCTACATTAATACGTTGGCAGGCATATGTCCCAGATGAATAATACGCAGAACCATTGAGCGCAAGTTTTAACACTGATGCTCCACCAATATCGCTAAATTTAGTTGTAGGATAGTCGCTAAATTTACCACCTACCGTTGCAAATGTAAAAGTTGATACACCAAATGTTGTATTGCTATGAGTCCCACTATGCAGTGCAATCTCATCATAGCTTGCAATAACATTAATTGGCGGCAGATTAGAAACAGTGATAGCTACAGAAGCTGCATTGGTGCTAAAATGTCCCGACCTATTAATTGCTTTAACGTAATATTGATAAAGCTTATTAGTATCAACAGGTACACTGTAATTCGTTAGAGTTACACCACTAGCAACAATTGATCCGTTGTCATAGCTGTTACCCTGGTGTATTTCATAGCTAACTACATCATTACCAGTAGATTTACTCCAAAATAGCATAACGTTTTTACCGTTCTGCATCGCAGTAAGACCAGTAACATCCATGGGTTCAACTTGAAAGGTTCCGCTTGCAAATACCTCAGATGAATAATATCCACCTGTATTCTTAGACTTAACTCGGAATGTGTAGTTGCCACTTGCATTTATTGGGTATACCAAGGAAGTTTCCTTGGTAGTAACGCAGGGGACTCCCCACACACTTCCCAAACAAACATCATATTCCAGCAGGTCACTCTCACTTACACCTGTCCAGCTCACGATTAATTCTGATCGGTCATTAGGGTTTTGTGTGATCTGTAAATTACTAATGACGTCGGGAGCAAGATTATAAATTCCAGTGACCGATGCAGGAGTTTTACTATAAATACCACCAACATTAACAGCACATATCCAGAACGTTTCAGAGCCGTTACCAGGTAACACATAGTCAAAAAATGTACCTGTAATACGTTGCCCTATAACTGTTGCTGTAGGCCACGATATTCCTTGGCGAATCTCATAGTACGCCACATCTAAGGCACTTGGTTGACTCCATTGCAGTCTTACTTTTGTACGATCTACTATAGTTTGGGTTGCCGTAAATCCTGTGACTGCAAGGGGTTCAATGTTAGATTGGCATGTAAGATTAAGTGGTGTCGAGTAATATCCAGCTATATTTTTAGATGCTACCATAAAGCTATAGCTACCACTAGCGGAGCATTTGTACCTATATGTAGATTCCTTTGTGGACATTACAAGAGTTCCTGTCGCCCAGTTTGTTCCCTGGCGTATTTCGTAAGTAGACAGATCAGCATCTGTTACAGGAGACCATGACAGTACCAACGTTGTTGTGTCTTGGAGATTAGGAGTGATTGTGCCAGTAGCGGGTGCATGAGGCCTTAATACGATCGACTGAGTAATGACCGTTGGAGATAATGAGTAATTCCCTGAAATATTAACCGCCTTGATCATAAAATTGTAATTGCCCTCAGAGGTCAGGATATATTCATAAGTTGTGGCCTTTAACTGCGTGGCAATTATAATACCAGTATTCCAGGTAGCCCCCTGGCGAATCTCATAGTAGGAAATATCTGTTTCGGCATTGGCCGCCCATGATAGTACAGCGCGACTACGATCAGCGTCTTTTTGAGTAACAGAAAAACCAGCAACCTGTGCTGGCTCAATAGCGACGTTTACTGTTTTCATCGCTGGAATATTTGAGGGATTACCACTATTGTCAATGGCCACTATACTAAAAATATATTGCCTGCTGCTTGTCGCCGTGTAAGTGTACCTAGTATCAGCTATAGGCGTTGGCGTTAATACTGTGTTACCTTCCATGAGATTATATCCTTTTAGATCAATATCATCTACTGCCGACCACGACAGATTAATCTTTGTTGAATCCGTGACGTCAATCGCAGCAGATACGAGGGCAACATCGGAGGGAGGAAAGTCTTTGCCAGTAATATAGAGGGACGCTTGCATTCCGTCAGATACAAGGCCAAGGTCATTGATGGTGCAAACCTTTACCAAATAGGTAGTTTCAGTTTTTACACCGACTACGGAAGTGCTCAATGCCTTTATTCCACTGGACCATGGGATCCAGGTCGTACCGTTGTCTGCACTATACAAAACATTATAGCCGCGAATCGCAGTAGCAGTGCGCGGGATGCTCCAGGCGATATTGATATCGGAAACCATGGTGCCATCTTTCTGGCAATATGTTTCCTCAGCGACGCTCACACTATTAACCTCAAGCAGCGTATCCAGCTCGCTGTAATTGATTTCCGGTATAGCTGTTGCCTCGGTGTATACTTCCTCGATATATTCCAGGCAGGTAATTTTACGTTTAAGATCCTGATCCCGGCTAATGTTGAGCACTCTGAACGGCTTAACTACTTTGCTTGTTTCACCGAAGCTGTAGAGATCCCACTTTAACGGAACTGTAGAAAGCTCACTATTAAGGGTGATGCTATCCGTAGTGGTTACCTCCGTTACCCCCTGCACGGCAACGGTTACAATACTTTGGACGTCTTGGCTCGTCGTTGCCGCCAGATTGGTACTCTGGATGGCCATAGCATAGGATTTACATGGTTCCAGCGTCACCTCACGATCCAGTTGCACCGTCGTGGTCGTCGCGGCTAGCAGTCGTCCAGAAATGCCCCACTGGGGAACATCATGGGCCAGAAGAACCACGTCGTTGATCTGACAGGCGATAGCGTCAATATCTGCGCTATGTTCCACCGTCCTCATCAGGTATTGATTGAGCCGCAGCCGGTATTTGGCTTCCCTGTAAGCCTGTTCAACGGTAGTAACGCCGTCCAAGGTGATCTGGGTGATGTTGGGTTCGGTTGAATCGTCATAATTATCAGCATAAACGGTGATGACTTCCTTCTCGTAGGCTTTGTCTTTGTTAGGGAAGGAAATTTCTATCGCGTTGGCTCGGTCCTTTAGGCTGACGAAGGTTTCTTTAAATTTATCGGCAAGGATATTGCCGACCGTGAACAACTGCACCGGATCACTAGGCGCATCGCAGACACTGCCGAACTTAGTGCCCCTCATGATGACCTTACCCCGACCGACACCTTCCGGTTTTTGGAGCAATGTCCAAAGATCATTCGCCGTATCAAAGATATAATTG